GCGACGGATTCGACATCGCGGTCACTGAAGGTTACGACGACGATTACAACATGACATTGATCTCAGTCGACTGGGAGGCTTCCCCTTGGTACGCCGATCACGATACCTACACAGTCCAGCAGCACGAAGACTTTTTCCTGAACGAATTGATCCCTTGGTGTGAGGCTAATTTTGGGACATCGGGAGACGAACACGTGGCAGTTGGGTTCAGCAAGTCCGCAAACGGTGGCTTGTCTATGCTGTTCCGCAATCCTTCTGTTTTTCAGGCCGTCGCAGCATTCGACGGACCGATGAACATGGCGAACATGTCAGACGAGGCGTCACTGACAGCGGAAATGACTACGGCATACGGGTCAGAGACAAATTTCGACAACTACAACCTCAACACCCTAGCAGCGGCGTCGACTGACTTTGACTCTGGTGACTCACGTATTTGGCTCGGCTACGCAACGGGGGCTGCTCCGAATAACGGACGATGGGACGCGAGGACGACGGCATTTAGCACGGTCCTCACAAATGCTGGGGTAGTTCACAACCTTGTGGACGTGGGGTCGTCAACACACACATGGAACACGACATGGGCAAGCCTCGCTTTTGCGTTTCTCGATGGAGCTTCTGACTGATGCCAGCAACCCAAAAAACCCAAGCGTCAATCACAACCGGCGAGACACTGACTGCAAAAGCGTTTGCCGCTGATGACCTGACCACGGTTGTGCAAACCGCGTCGTCCGTCACGGAGATCACCGACGACGATAGCTCGACTCCAACCGGCATCTACGAGGCAACATTTACGGACCTGCCAGCGGATGACTACACCGTCAATTATTACATCGGCGGGACCAAAGTTGCGGACTACGACTACCGAATCACGTTGACTGACGCGACGTTCAAGCCGGTCGATTTGGCGTTGCTGACCGCGCTAGGCAATGTGCCTACTCCGGCTGAGATCCGCGAAGAAATGGACAGCAACAGCACGCAGCTCGCAGTCGCCGCGGCGGGTGCTGCCGGGTCTGTCGCAGTGACGGACAACGAAAACGGCACGCTGACGTTGTCGTTCAAAGGTGCGGACGGGACGACCGAGGTGGCCAACGTGACCTACACGACCGAGACTGGCGCTCGAACGAGGAATAGCTGATGGTGGTTCCGTACAACTTTGTGGGGCCGGCGGTTACCGCGACGGTTTCCGGTGAGTTCACAATCGTCAGCAATGGCCAAATCGATTCACCAATCGTGATCGGTGACGACTACCTTGCGGCCAACTCGCGTGCGTTCCAGTTCACGATCACGGCGATTGCCGGGATGACGGTGGGGACGGCGGAATGCAAGTTTGGCGTGTTCCATTCGAGCAAGGGATCGTTCTCAGTGGATGGCACTGTGACCGATGCCGGAGACGACGAATGGTTGCTGTCCTTTGATGTTCCCAAATCCAAGACGGGGCTGTTGGAACCGGGCGAGTTTGATTGGGCGGTGGAGGTGCTGGACAGTTCGGCTGAGATCACTTGTGCACGCAATAGCACGGACTGTGCCAAGGTGAGCGTGGTGAGGAAGGGGACGTGAGCGCAAAAAAGGATAGTTTGGCCGACAATGCGGCAAATCTTGCACGTCTCGTTGCCGTGGGGTACAGCGTTCGAGACGCAGCGAAAGAGCTAGGCATTTCCGAGCGGACGGCCTATCGGATTTCTGCGCCGGATGATTTCAAGAAGTCCGTTTCTGTCATCCGAACAGAGAAGACGGAGTCATTGAGTGCAAAAGCACTGGGGGCTGCCGAAAGGGCGATCGTGAGACTTGATCAATTGATGAGCACTGCTGAAAAAGAGAGTGATCAGATTTCCGCTTGCCGACTAATCATCTCGCAGGTTCTTCCGCTTGCCGAGAATACTGAACTGCGACGGAGGATCGACGAACTTGAACAGCGTGCTACACAAGAAGCTGAAGGCGTTGGAGTCGGGAAGTCTGGCGACGGAGCGTGACAAAGATGTCCAGCGGAAGCGACAAGAGCGAACTGAGTCAGCAAGGATTGAGATTCCCGATGTGGTCGACATCGCTCGCCGTGAGCGGTGTTTGGCTGACCCGGAAAGGTTTCTACGCACCTACTTTGCGAACCGATACTCTCGACCTTTCAACCGTTGTCACTTTCAGATGATGGAAGCGATCGTAGAACGCGCAAAACATGGAGGACGGCAAGCAGTCGCAGCACCCAGGGGAATGGGAAAGAGCGAACTCGTGAAGGGGTTGCAGGTCTACTTGGTACTGGCTGGGTTGTCCCGGTTTCTTCTCCCCGTTGCTTCGACAACACCCCATGCAGGAAACCTGTTCGCCGACTTCCGAAAGAAGCTTGCTACAAATGACCTGTTGCTTGAGGATTTCCCCGAAGTGTGTTCGCCGATTCGCGACCTCGAAGGGGCACCACTGCGAGCCCACAAGCAGCACATTGACGGCAAGCTGACACAAATCATTTGGAAAGCTAACGAAATCAGCCTGCCCTACGTTGAAGGATCAAAGTTTGGCGGCGTCAAGATGCGATATTACGGTCTCGATGCAGCTTTCCGCGGCGTCAATGTTGACGGGCAGAGACCAGACTTCGTGTTGGTTGATGATCCGGAAACCCGAGACTCAGCGAAGTCGCTCTACCAATGCGAGGACCGCGAAAAAATACTAGACCAGGACGTGGCTGGACTTGCGGGCGAGGACGAGAATCTTGCAATTGTAGTGTTGACGACGATCCAAAACCGATCCTGCTTATCTTTTCGGATCACTGATCGCCGTCCAGAACTTGGCAAGCCAGCCTGGAACGGGATCCGGTTTGCCACAATCCGAAAATGGCCCGACACGGTTGAGGACGCAACGGACGAGGCGAAATTGGGGTTGTGGTCAAAATACATTTCTCAGAGACACAAGGACCAGTCGGAAGGCGATGAGCATGGACGCACCGCGATTGCGTTCTATCTCGATCACAAAGACGAGATGGATGCAGGTGCGGAGATGTTGACCGACCATTTCACACCGCAGTTTCTTGACGATGGAACGCAGGTCACGCACTCAGCATTGCAGGTTGCGTTTAACAAAATCGCAGAAACCAACCTTGCTGCGTTTCGGACGGAATACCAAAACGATCCAGAAGCGATTGAAGAAGCGGAACGTATATCGCTGACAGCGGCCAAGGTCCAGTCGCGGTTAGCAAATCACTCGCAGGGCGAATCTCCATCGGACGTTCAGTTCAGAACGATTGGGCTGGATTTAGGCAAATACGCATCGCACTGGACGGACATAGCGTGGAGTGATGGTTGCGTTGGTTCCGTTGTTGACTATGGAATCATGGAAACGCACGGCCTGAATTCATCAAGTGACAATCGTTCCATCGAGTCGGCGCTGATTGACTCGTTGGAAGTCTGGGCTGAGGACTTGCTGTCACGTGCAAGACCTGATCTTGTACTGATTGACTCTGGAAACTGGCGAGATGCAGCCTATACAATCTGTCGCCGGCTCGGTCGGCCATTCTTTCCAGCAAAGGGATGGGACCAAGGGCGGTTTCGCATGCCCAAACGCACCCAAACATGTGTGCCGTTCGTGGAAACGTATGCAAGGCACCAGCGGGAAGACCGGGTTTGGCTTTACAACGTGCAGGGTGAATACTGGAAACAGTGGTTGCAAGAGCGTTTTTTGACTCGCACTTATGACGAGGATGGTAGCCGCGTAAGTGGCTCGCTGGCTCTGTTCGCCAACGACGGCGACACTCGCCGGCATCTTTCGTTTGCTCACCATATCGTTGCAGAGGAAGAGCAGTGGATCCCAGTTGAGGGAAAAGAGCTTCAGCGAAAATGGATCGTCAAGAACCGGAACAATCACTGGCTGGACAGCACTGCATACGCGTGTGCCGCGGCCGGAACCCTTGGAGTTCGGCTTACTGGCGTTTCGGTTCCGAGATCAAGCAAAGTTATTCACAAGCCCAGGCAACGTGCGCCGCGGCTAACTAATCCGTATGGTCAGCCGTTTGTGGCAACTAGGAGATAATCATGGCGAAGCGTAGAAGCAACCAAGAGATGACAGCTGAGGACTTGCCAGGTGTTGCCGTGGCTGAATCACGGAAACCAGTCGTCGAATCCACACTCCCTAAACCAAAGAAGTCACCTCCACCAGCCGCGAAGGTAGAGATTGAGGTCAGGAGCCTTTCGTGCAAGATTCCTGCGATTGTAGGAATCAACGGATACTCGCGATCGCAGGTTCTGACTCGTTTCAACGGTGATGAAGCAACAACATTGAAAGCGATTTTGATGGGGTTAGAACAGGAGGGGGCCAAGCTGAACGACGGTCGATTTGTCCGCACTCAATCACATGCACTGAGATGGATCATCCAGAACGCAACAAAGTAACTTCGTGAACTGATGACGCAATGTCTATGATGATGCGTATTCTTTCCGTATGTCTGCACCGACCGTTGACGAAGTATTGGACGACCTTCTCAACAACGCTGATTTCGAAGAGCAATCGAGCGTGACGAAAGCGCGTTCATTCATTACTGCTGCGAAGCGGTATTTGATCCTCAGCCCGCAAAGCCAAGCTGACCAGTCGTCGTCAATGACGATTAGCACGGCCGAAATCCGTTCAATGATCCAGCGAGCGCAGCAATACGTGTCACGATACGATCGCATCAACAACGGCGGCGGGGTTCGGTTTTTATCAGCGTCTGAGGGCTTTCGCCGGTGAGTAAACCGCAACCTGGTGGGATCAGCCAAGGATTTGAGAACCTTGTCAGTGACTATCGAATGTCACGCGAATCGAGGTTTGTTCGTCGTCGGAGTGGGCTGCCTGCTAATGGTGATTCTGCTGATTGGCACTATCGAACCGAGGCCCACTACTATCGCGACATCGAAAAAGCTCGCGACATGGACCGAAACGATGCAATCGTTGGTCAAACGGTCGATCGAGCAGTGGCGAACATCGTCCAAGACGGGTTCACAATCGATCCCAAGACAGGTAGCAAGTCAGTTGACTCCGAACTGGCCGCCCGATGGAACGCATGGGCATGCGACCCAGAAGCATGTGACATTGCTGGGGAATTTTGTTTCCATGATTTCGAATCTCATTCATGCCGGGCAATGCTGGCGGATGGCGACTGTGTCAATTTCGGTGTGGATGAACTTGGGTGCTTGCAGCACTTGGAAGCTCACAACATCCGGACGACGACCACACGCGATAATACGTTTCTTGGTGTCACAAAAGACTCATACGGCCGCCGGCAAAAGTATTGGGTGGTTGCTGATTCAATCCAACCGAATCGTGGCGAGCCAAAGGTAGATAAATCGCTGTCCGTTCGAAACGAGAAGGGGCAGAGGGTCCTGTTCCATGTCTACAACCCGCGGCGTATGAGCCAGACCCGCGGTGTGACTTCATTTGCTCCAATCTTTGAATTGGCTGGCATGTTTGAAGACATCCAGTTCGCGAAGGTTGTGCAGCAGCAGGTCACCAGTTGTTTTGCGGTGTTCCGGTCTCGCGAGTGGATCCCTGATTTGCCCGGCAATGGGGAAGCACCTTCCTATGGTGACGCAAGCACTGAAACAACGGATTCAGGGCAGAGGCAGATTGAAAACATCGCACCAGGGATGGAAATAATTGGTGAGCCAGGAGAGAAACTTGAAGGATTCTCGCCAAACGTGCCCAACGCTGAGTATTTCATGCACGTCAAGCTGATGTTGCAAATGATCGGCGTCAATCTCGGTCTGCCGTTGTGTTTGGTGCTGATGGATGGAAGCGAAACTAACTTCTCCGGATGGCGCGGAGCGGTTGACGAAGCCCGGAAAGGCTTTCGTGCCAACCAAAGAAACCTCGTGGAACGATTTCACGCTCCGCTGTATCGTTGGAAGGTCCAGCAGTGGATTGCAGAAGATGCCGCTCTTCGTGAAGAGTCCAAGAAACGCAATCTATTTTCCCATGAGTGGAATCGACCAGCGTGGCAATACATCGAACCGCTGAAAGAAGCTCAGGCCGATGCGTTGCGATTGCAAAACCAATTGATTTCACCCCGGCGTTTGTTTGCGGGGCTTGGATATGAGTGGGAGAAGATCGCAAAGGAATCCATCGAGGACAACGCAATGGCGATCACGGCTGCGAAGAAACAGGCAGCCAAGATCAACAAAGCCAATCCGGATGACGCCCCGCTGCATTGGCGTGAGTTGGTCAATCTCCCCATGCCTAATGGGGTGCAGATGACCATGCAAGATCCAAACATGTTTGACGATTCAACAAGCGACAACGAGGCAGGCGATGAGTGAGATTAAATTATTCGGCGTAATTGGGCAGGATGTTCTTGCGTCAGACGTGAAAGACCAATTGGCGGAAGCTGATCGCAACGAAGAACTGATCGTTCGGATTGATTCACCCGGCGGTAGTGTTTTTGTCGGCAATGCGATCCACTCCGCAATCCTATCCTATGACGGACCAAAAAGAGCGATTGTTGAATCGTTCGCGGGGTCGATTGCAAGCTACATCCTGACCGCATTTGATCGAGTTGACATCACTGCAAACGGGTACGTGATGATCCACAACCCATCCATGAAAAGCGATGGCGACGACGAAGATCACGAGCGTGATGCAAAGTTACTTCGTGAAATCAAGTCGCAGATGATTGAGGCTTATGTAAAAAAGCTGAACGACACACCGGATAACGTTGCCGCAATGATGAAGTCGGAAACGTTCTTCAGTGCCGGCGAAGCCGTTGAGGCGGGACTGGTCACGTCCATTGTGGGCGAACGGAAGGCTTCGAGCATTCCGATAAACTTCCTTCAATCCATGCCGTTCTCTGCGGTCGCGTGTTTGCGTGACGGTGGCGGCGAACCTTCAACGCCAAAGGACAACCCAGTGGCTGAAAAGAATGAGCCGGTCGCCGCATCGGTCACAGAAATCAGAACAGCATTTCCAAAGATGTCGTCGGACTTCGTTTTGAAGTGCGTCGAAAAGGAAATGCCGATGGCATCGGTTGCAGCCGCAGCGTCAGAAGAACTGATCGCTGAAAACGAAACGCTGTCTGCCAAGAACCAGGAACTGCAAGAGCAGGTCGCTGCATTCGAAGCGAAAGAGGCCGAAGCGGTCGCTCAGGCCGAAGCTGAGAAGTCTTCGGATGAAGAAGCAAAAGCGAAAGCCAAGGCAAACGGGCCAGTCGCAGTTGGGAATCAATCTGGAACACCGACCGCATCGGCGAGGTGGAGCCAGGCTGTTTCTGGTTACATCGAAGCTGGGATGAGTCGGGCCAAAGCCGTTGCGACGGCCAACCGCAGTAACCCAGGTCTTCGTGATGAATATCTGTCCGAAGTCAATGCACGCTGATTGCGCAATCCAACCACACGAAACCTTGAAGGAATTTGACAGATGAGCCAATTCAACGATGTTGGTTACAAGACGTTCGAATGCGATGAAGCATTGGCGCAATTCTCGCGAGTCAAGCTTGACTCAGACGGAAAAATCACCGTTTGTGGTTTGACCGATAAAGGCATCGGCGTTGTCACTCGTGCAACATCTGCCGCCGGAGAATTTGTTGATGTCTCGCTGAATACCAAGCCAGGCACAATGAAGATGATCGCATCGGAAGCATTGTCCGCAGGGGCAATTGTTTATTCCGAAGCGTCTGGAAAAGTTCAAGACACCGCACAGGCAACGGCCTATCAGGTCGGCGTTGCGATGGAAGCTGCTACGGCAGATGGGGACATCATCGAGGTCATGCCAGAAGTTGGCGACACAGCCGCGAGCTAACAAACCACCAACCCCAGCGGGTGGAGGTGGCCACCAAAGCCCGTTGGATTTTTAGTTTACAGTTTTGCATTTGGTTGGTGGGAAAGTTGACGCAATCAAATGCCTTCGCCTTCGAGCAGTTTGGCAACCCTTCGTCCCGACCTTGCCGAATCCTTCATGGAATTCGATTTGGCAATGGACGCACAGGGGTTCATTTCTAACCAAGTTTTCCCCGTCGTGGAGGTTGCGCAACAGAGCGGCAACTTTGGCAAGATCCCAGTCGAGCAGTTGCTGCAAAGCCGGGACACAAAACGAGCACCCGGCAGCGGATACGCTCGTGGGAACTTCACCTTTGATGACGCAACTTATGCGTGCCAAGAGCATGGTGCGGAAGAGCCGGTCGACGATCGAGAAGCCGCGATGTACCGCGACTATTTCGACGCCGAACTGATCGCTTCACAGCGAGCATACTCGGCCGTTCTTCGCAATGCGGAGCAACGCGTTGCGGACGCATTGTTTAATCCGTCAACATTCACGCCGACTTCCGTCAGTAATGAATGGGATGATGCAACCAATGCAACACCACTGACTGACGTAGAGGCTGCTGTTCAGTCAATCTACGACGCGTCAGGCCTGTGGGCGAATTCGCTGATCATCAACCAGAAAGTCTTCCGCAACCTGCGGAACTGCGATCAGATCATTGACCGAATCAATTCGGCAGGTGCTGGTTCGCCCAGCAAAGCATCGGACGTAACGATGCAAATGCTCGCTGAGGTTTTTGCCTTGGATCGGATCATTGTTGCTGGTGCGAGCAAGAACACCGCGAAGGAAGGCCAGGACGCGAGCATTTCGCAAATCTGGTCTGGCGAATATGCAATGGTCGCAAAGCTCGCAACGTCAAGCGACTTCCGCGAGCCCTGTGTTGGCCGAACGTTCCATTGGAGCGCTGACGGGTCGAGCATTGGCGGCACGGTCGAAACCTACCGCGACGAGTCCGTTCGGTCGGACATCACGCGAGTGCGTCACGATGTCGACGAGATCGTACTGTATCCCGAAGCGGCAGAGCTGCTGGACAACATCACAACCTAGTCTCGGTTGTCGATCAGTGTAATTGAAACGCACTGGCCGCCGTCAGTTTTGTATGGCGATGGTCAGTGCATTTTCGGGAATGGTGCGTAAATGACTGCTAGTCGGTTTCATCGTCAATTCAAAAGGATTGCAGCGCCGAACTTGCTTGCGCAGTTTGGTGAATCGGTTGTCTATCACCCATCCGGCGGAACGGCTCGCACGATCACCGCACTGGTGGAACGTAGCCAGGAAACAGAGTTTCAGATTCGGGTTCGCAACAGTAGTTGCAACGGGATCAGCAGCGACGAACTGGACACAGGCGGTGACGAGATCGCCTTTCCACTGCGCATTGGTGAGGCCGCGGTGCGGCGAAGCATCGTTGCATTGTCAGACGATTCCAATGGAATGACACGGGTTATTTGCAAGTAATGGCATTGCCAATCATCGAAAAGATTGCCGCAGAGTTGGTGACGCGATTGGAAGCAATCATGGTCAGCAACGGCTACGAATTCGATGTCGAGTCGGTCACTCGGCCGCGGCGGCTGAATCGTGACTTCACACCTCGAAACTTGTCTGTGGTGGTAGATCAGTCTGGCGATGAACACATCGAAGAACTGTCATACCCAGGCAACCCACCAGCTGCTGCATACATCGCAACATTTGACATTTACGGATTTGTCCGCGAGAGCGATTCGGCAACAACATCACCAGCAATCACCGAAAACCAAATGATTGCAGCGATTCGAAAAGCGACAGCCGCGGCAACCAATTGGCACACGTTCGGCGGGAACGCGATCAACGCAAACTTCTCCGGCGTGGAAATGTTCGAGGAAGGTGTTTCGCTTCCATTCACAAATGTGGAAAGCGATGGAGTTAAGGCAACGCTGACGGTGCTTTACCGAGTCTCGGAGTTGGATCCCTACACGTTGAGGGGTGCATGATGTTGATGATGCAAGTCGACGGAGTGAAAGAACTGAAGGCCGCGATCGATGGCACGAAAAAGAAGCTTCCTCGCGAGTTGAAGATTGCCGTCAATGCGACGGCAAAGAAGACGAGAACGATGATGAGTCGCGAAGTTCGAAAAGAACTTGCAACCAAGGCCAAAGCGGTCAACAAGACAATCAACATCGTTTCTCGTGCAACCGAAATCAGCCTTTCGTCAACGGTTCGGCTTTCGAAAACCAAACGGATCCCATTGCGAGATTTTGGAGCCCGCCAAACTCGGCAGGGCGTCTCTTACAAAATCAGCAAATCCAAAGGACGGGGCATGGTTCCTGGTGCGTTTCAAGGGCCGAAACCTGGGGTGATGAATACGAAATGGCGTGGTCGGGTGTTCAAACGTGTCGGCAAATCTCGACTGCCTATTGCTCAACTGTTTGGGCCGTCTCCTTGGGGCATCTTCGTCAAACGTCAGTTGCGAACCCCAGTTGTTCGCGACGGAAACGCCGAGCTTTCCAAACAAATCCAGCGGCGAGTCCGCTTCAACTTACTCAAGCGACAAGGGCTGATTTGATGTCCACCAAAACATCTTCCGCAGAAGTCGCCGCGGTCCAGTCCATCACAGCGGCCAACGGGTTCACCTACACACCTTCGATCGTCACCGACAAGCCAACCAATGCGGTCCGTGGCGTTCAGGTTGTCAGCAGCGGTGGCAAAGCATCCGTGACGATCAACGCGCAAGGCAAGTGCCTGGGATCGCTCAAAGCGTCCATCCGTTCGAAGCTCGGCGACAAAGTTCAGTTCACCGACGAAGTTAAAAGCCAACCCAAAGAGGATAAAAGCGATGCCGCTCATTAAAAAGCTGCAAGTCTTCGCAGCCAAGATCGAGACAACCCCAGGCACCGCCATTGCTTTGGCTAATGCTGATGGCGCTTACAACGCGTATGACATCAAGATCGACCCAAACATTGCGGTAACGCTGCGAGAAACCGGCGGCGGATTTGGTCGTCAAACCGGCGTTCCCGGTCCTTACCCTGGTTCGATGTCGTTCAAAACGGACCTTGCATGGTCGGGAACAGGGCTGCCGGCGTGGGCCTCCACGTTGCTTCCCGCGTGCGGCTACGTTGAATCTTCGCAGGTGTTCACGCCAACCAGCGAGGCACCTGGAACGAACGTGAAGACAGTGACAATCGGAGTCTATGACGGACGGAAGAAGTTCCTCGCCGGTGCTGTGGGGAACTTCAAAATCACGTTCCCGAATGCTGACATGGTCACGATTGAATGGGAGTTTCAGGGCGTTTGGCAAGAGCCGATTGATGCGACCATCTTGACGCCAACTCACCCAGATGATACGGCAGCTCGTTTTGGTGAAGCAACGCTAACTTACAACTCGGTCACGCAATGCGTTGAAAATGTTGTTTTCGACGCTGGCAATGTGATCACTCGGTTGCAATGCCCGACGTCCAAGGCAGGCTACAAGTACGCGGTGATTACAGACCGCATGCCCAAACTAACGCTGTCGCCGGAAGCTCAACTGGTTGCCGACGAAGACAAGTTCGGCGACTTCATCGCGGCGAATGAATACGCATTCTCGTGCGTTGCAACCGGGGCCAGTGATTCAACATTCACGCTTGCCGCACCGAAAGCACAAATCACAAGCATGAGTGATGCTGACCGTGAAGGAATCTTGGTTGATGACATCGAACTTGCTTGCAACAAAAACGGAACAACTCAGGACGAAGAAGTTTCGCTGACATTCACCGACGCCACCTAAAAAGAAACCCATGAGCGAAGAACAGACCAAGGCGTTTATCGAACCAGGCGAAGAGTTCGATGTGATCTATGGCAACGGCAAGCGTGCAACTGTCATTTGTTTGGCTGGTTCCAAAAAGCGCGAGCTTTGTAAAATGCTCACCAGGATCACCAAGGCCGAAGCGTCTGGGAATCCAGTAGAAGCGTTGGAGGCAGTCGACACAGTGTTCGAAGCGCTGCAAATGGTCATGCCAAACGCAACGGAGGATTTCCTTGAAACGATCGACGAAGAGTTTGCTAGCCAAATTGTCTTCCGGGCTTTCGGCAAACAAGCAGTGGGAGACTCCGACAGAAAAAAGTCCGAATAGCCGCACTGGTTCGCTGCGGCGAACTGTGTGGTTCATGCGGTGTGAAATGCGGTCGAGAGTTCGAGCAAAACAGAACGCTCATCCAGTGCCCAATTTGCGGTGGGAGTGGAACCGAAGGGAAAGGCCAAAAGGGGGAGCCGATCCCGTGCCAGCATTGCAGGAAGGGGGAGATTCACATTGACCGATGCCCGAGGGAAATGATCGGGGTGGAGATGACGGAAGCGGTGAACATTGCTGGGATGTGCGGCAATGGCGATTGGCCAGTGAACGGAGGCCTAATGTCGCAAGCAGCGTGGTTTCTGGATTTGAAACAGACGCTCGATAGCGACGTGAACGCAATCCAAAACGAAAAACTGAAAGACTGACATGGCACGTGACATTAACATCAAGATCGGGGCAACGGACTCCGCAACTGCTGTGTTCAATAGCGTGGCCCGCAGTCTCACCAATGTCGACAAAAAACTGACGAAGGTTTCAACAAGCGTCACCAGTGCAGGCACTTCGCTGATCAAGTTCGGCGGCGTGACGGCAGGTTTGGTCGGTGGTGCGTTCGCCGGATTCATCAAAGCTGCGTCTGATTCCGAAGAGACCATGAGCAAATTCGCGGTTGTTTTCGGCGAATCTACAGAGCAGATGAGCAAGTGGTCCTCGCAGGCAGCCGGTGACCTTGGGGTTGCCGAAGATGCGATGGCGGGCATGTTGTCCGGCATGCAAGACTTGCTCGTGCCGATGGGCGTTGTTCCTGAATCCGCAGAAGAGATGAGCAAGACGCTATCGACGCTTGCTGTTGACCTGGGATCGTTCAACAACATGTCAACGGACAAGACTTTTGAAGACCTGCAAGCCGCGATGACGGGAAGCGGCGAGGTTATGAAAAAGTACGGCGTCATTTTGTCTGAGGCGTCAGTCAAACAGGAATTGCTCAACAAGGGACTTGATCCGAAGGTCGCAACAGACGCCCAGAAGGCACAGGCGAGACTCACGATCATCATGCGTGGCACGACGGCGGCCCAAGGCGATGCTATCCGCACGGCTGGCGGGTTCGCCAACCAGGTGAAACGACTTGGTGCAATTACGAGAGACGTCAGCGGGATGATTGGTGCTGTCTTTATCGATGACATGTCAACGGTCATCGGGCGATTCACAGAAGCCGCAAAATGGGTCAAAGGTTTCGTCGCGGAGAATCAACAGTTGGTGAGGATCGCTGGTGGCGTGGCTGCTGCTATCACCGGAATTGGAGTTGCCGCGGCTGGAATCGGCGTCTCACTGATAGCTGCTGGTGCTGCTATCGGTGCGGTTGGGACCATTGCGACAGCGGCAGGCGCAGCAATCACGGCCGCCTTATCACCAGTGATATTGGTTGTCGCTGGTCTTACCGTTGGTGCCGCACTGATGGGCGTTGCATTCGGCATTGTGGCATACAAAACCGGCTTGCTGGAAGAATCGATGGGCCGAGCGATGCATATCATGGGGAGCATGCTCGAAGTCGCCAAGGAAACCGGGTCAGGCATCGCGACTGCATTATCAACAGGTGACTGGGAACTAGCAGCCAAGATCGGCATGGCTGGTGTGAAGGTCGCATTCTGGACTGGCCTGCAAGAAGTCCACAAAGCCTTCATTTTGATGCTTCCGAAGATATGGATAACGGTTCGCGACTTTCTTCTGAAAATCGTGCAAGAGGCAACCCGCACCGCTGCCTATCTAGTGAAAGTCCTCACTTCTCCAAGCTCACTCGCCTCTGATGGACTGGCGAAGTTCACGATTGGCACATCGATTACCGGAAGCAAGGACAGTCAAGTTGCGTTTGGTGATAACGAGGTTGCAAGGGCAAAGATTGAGCTTGCTCAATTGATTGCGGAGGCAAACAGAAACGTCAATGCAGATCGAGCACCAGCAGTTGATCGCAGCTCTCGATCAATGGTTGAGTTGATTAGTGCTTTCAATCGCAGCCGCGAAGAAAATAAAGACCAGTCAGCCAAGCAATCTGAAACGAACAAGTATCTGGACGAGATGTTGCGAAAGATGGAAGGCGACAACAGCTTGCGAGTGGAGCTTATCAACTGATGGCAGTCCTAGAATCAAATCGCATGTGGTCGCGAGACGCATTTGACGCGAAGTCTGAACGTGGTCTCCGGTCGAAGGTTCGGATTCAAGAGGCGTACCAAGTTCTCTGCGATCCGGACACAAGCAAAGTTGACGTGTCACTTGCTCCGGACGTCCCGCAGCGGAACACGAACTACCCGGACATGCCAACCGTCTTTTGCGTGGACAGGCAGTTCCAAAGAGTCAGCCCGATTCTTTGGATTGCATCGTTGACATACGAAGGTGAATTCGGACCAGCGGGACCGCAAGCCCGTGCCGAGTTGCAGCCGCCCGAAATCGAGTGGACTGACACCGAAGAAGATCAGGGCATCGAAGAAGACGTGAACGGAAACGCGATTGTCACAGCCAACGGTGAACCGATCGACGGTGTGACGATGAAGCGAGCGGACAACATACTGAAAGTGAAAAGACCGTTTCGGTTCTTCAATCCACACCTCACAAGCGAATACCGTCACAGCGTCAATTCCGACATGTTCCAGAACTACCCGGCGGGAACGGGTCGGATGGTGAAGTACAACGCGAAGCAGCGATGGGACGCCGGGCACGAGGGCTGGTGGGACATCACGGCCGAGATTCAGTTTCGCGTTCCGTACAACACGACTCCGAAGAAAGCCTGGTATGCACGAGTCAGGCATGAAGGGTTTTACGAGAAGGTGATTCTGGATGTGATTGTGCCCGGCGAGGGCGAAGAAGACCCAACCGAAGAGACCCGCTCCTACATCATGCACGCGGTGGACGACAACAAAGAGAAGGTCACCAGCCGAGTGTTGCTAGCAGAGAACGGCACCCGTTTGCCAGACGGTGCTGATCCGCACTACCTGGAATTCGAAATCTATAAATCCCTCCCCTACAACACACTGGGCCTTATCTGATGGCAGACCTATCACAAACAGCCGCGAACGTTGGCATCGCGGGATCGGGTGCGTCGACTCGGGTTGTGCAAGTTGGCGAAGCGGTCACGCAGGGCCAGCCAGCCTATCTGAATTCGACAGACGTGAAGTATTACCAGGCAGATGCAGACGCTTCGGCGGCAGCAGCGAATGTCGCGGGGATCTTCCTGACACCAGCCGCGGCGGATGGCTACGCGGTCCTCGCTACGCTTGGGCCGATCAACGTGGGTGCAACCCTGACGGTCGGTGAATCCTACTATGCCAGCGACACGAAAGGCGGCATCAAGCCAAGCGCCGATCTTGCGAGCGATGATTGGGTGACGCTGCTTGGCATCGCGACGACGACAAGCAAGCTCGAATTGTCGATCCAGGTTAGCGGGGTCCAGGTTCCCTGATGAGTGACCTCGGCGGGTTCGATCCACCAACAGCGAAGATGATCCTGGGCACAGTCCGGTATCTCAAAGCAAACGGTTTTGTAGTCGCGAGCGGTCAAAAACGACCGCAAGCAAACGCAAACTCGCAAGCGGATCCGCCGTTGTTCTTCCGCAACGACAGCGGCGAAACGATCCCACCGTATGCGTGCATGCAGGTCACTGGGACTGTGGAAGTCGGCGGCCAGAACTATTTCACGGTCGACAAACCAGCCGACGAAGATGGAACCAGCGGAGCGTATCTATTCAACCTGCGACGAAGCGTTGCCGCCGACGAGTACGGCAACGGCGATGCTGGCGTGGAGACTCGATCGGTAACCGATGGCAGCGTCAGTGCTGGCGATCGAGTGTCGCCCACGACTGGGAGTTGGAAAACCAAGAAGGATTCAGCCGGGCTGTTTATCGCCGGCGGTGCCGATGACATCAGCGACGACGTGTTCCGCTTGTTTTTGCAATCCGGCGGTTCGTCCGGCGGCGGTTCGATCATCGAGTTTGAGATCACCGAGGCATCGGCAGCCAGCGAATCAACCTCGTCATCGGTCAGTGGATCCAGCAGCGAAGGTGATTCCACACTGTGTGATGATCAAGCCAATGACGCACCAGACTCAGCAACGGCGAGAGTGATTCGCCGGCCGTGCGGTTCGTCGTCAGTGCCAGGCGAAGAAGGTGGTTTTGTCACGGTCTATGACTCGGCCGCGGGCGGATTCCTGAAAGAGCGGCAAGCCGCGGAACTGGCCGGCAAGCGTGGATTTGCGGCCTACCTATCGAACCCGGACTACGAAGAACCCGAGACTTCGGGCAGTTCGTCCGTGAGTAGTTCCATCGACACCGAACCACGTTGCCAATGGATCATCATCTGGATTGACTGGTTTCGCACTGTCACGGGCGTGAAGGACATCATTTTCGGCGAAAGCACGATCACGGTTGAGCGTCACAACTTCAAGGTTTGGGACGACTGCGATTTGGCAGACGAGATCATCGAAGGCACCGACTGTGACGAAGGGTCCAGCAGTAGCGGGAGTTCGTGATGGCTTTTCCGATCTACTACAACGGCAAGATCCTGTTCCGTGACGGCAAGCCTGCGTTCTCAATCGAGTGTTGTTGCGGGAGCAAGTGCTGCACGTACAGCGGCGACGAGGCTGTCACCAATTTGCGAGGCGACTACTTCGACATCATCATGACGCAGACCGGAGCCAGTACGCTGGTTTCCGACGTCGATGGTCGGTGCGTGAATGTCAATGGCGGCATCCAGTTCACGGTCCCAGTGCAACTCGAAGAAGCGTTGACGTTCGAGAGCTACAACACCACGGTGACGATCACACTGCTGACCCCATCCGAATTCGGTTGCCGATGGCTTGTCGAAATCCCGCCTGATCCGTCCGGTCGTTTTTCGCTTGCTCACTCTGGATCTTACATCGCGGCCCGTCACTGTACTGGTCAGCAAAACAACACCAACCCCGGCGGCGAGGTCAACGGCTGGGGCATTGGTTCGTTCGAAGTCCTGGACCCGGATGGATCGGCAGCGAACGAAGATTGCAGCACCTATGACCCGGTGGATTCCTAGTCGATGGGTTGCCCCAAGAAACGCCGACAAATCTCCGAAAAGCCAGTGGCTACTTTGGCTGGCGATCAGTCTTTATCAATCAGGGAAGAACGTTTGGCTATCTGCAATTCAAAGAAGAGTTGCCGGTGTGGCGATACTTGTTTGCCGACTGAAAAGAAACACCCCGGCAAATCGTCCGTGACAAACGGCGTTGAAGACATCGGCAACGCTTGTCCCGAGGGGCATTGGCCGCGAATCTTGGAGCGCTGTCCCGCTTGCACCCGCGCCGCACTGGTCAAAGAAGGTGAGGTGTGTATCTACTGCGAAAACAAACGCAGACTGAAAAGCGGCAAGACCCCCAAGCCGCCGACGATTCGTCATGACCTCGCATCCATCCACGCAGGCCAGCCGTTGCCGAGTGCGGCTCTCGACCCTGATTGGTTTGTCGCTGTCACGACCGCACCACGCAAGCAATGCACGCTGACGACATCGATCGACACAATGCGGACGGCAGGCTGGGAACCGGTCGTGTTTGCGGAGCCTGGATCGACCAAGACAAACGCCCAAACCTTACCAAACCCTACCAAACTCGGCGTATGGCGAAACTGGCTTGCATCGGCCGAGTATGCTCTGGCCAACACATCGGCCAAGCGAATCCTGACCGTGCAAGATGACTCGTTGTTTCACCCGGACAGCAAGTCGTTTATCGACTCAATCCAATGGCCAGCCAAGCACGCTGCGTTCATTTCGCTCTACACACCAAAGCACTATTCGCAAGGCAGAGGGGTCGGAGTCAATCGAGTCAAAACGCGATCGATGTGGGGTGCGTGTGCTCTTGTCTGGGACCGTGATGCACTGTCGCGAGTTGTGAACCACGAGATCGCGAAGACCTGGCTGGGGGCCGCACCAAAGAGCGGCAAAGGTGTGTACG